AATATTTGGAATTGGACTTATATTTGGCATATTATTGTTATCATTCATCATTCCTCCTCCATTTCCCCCCATTCCTCCCATTCCTCCCATTCCTCCCATTAATCCTCCTAATCCTCCCATCATTCCCATAATTTTTCCTATATCAATTCCAGGAGCATTATTATTCATTTGTGAAGTGGATTCTTGATGTGGTTGTTGATTATTATTTACCATATTAGGAATTATGTTAGGATTTTTTCTCATAACATTTTCAAATTGTGGCATAGAAGATTTAAATATATTAGATGTTAAATGATACATAAATGCAGAACCGGCTAACATCATCATTAATTTAATCTCAGGTGCTACTTCCGCTTTATTTTTATATTTTTCATATAATTGTTCAAATACATCATCATATTCATTAACATTTTCATGTACATTTTCAGACCATCCATCTAAATTTATATCAAAAGGATCAAATCTATTGTTCAAAAATTCTATACAGGTTATAGCAGCCATAAGCATTTTTCTTGAAAATATTATACTATTATCTACCTCACGAGATGTTTTTACTCTGTTATATTCAAATCTCATTTCATCTATATTTGAAGCAAGTGTATATTCCCTACTTAATTTAATTCCTCTTTTTTGTAATCTATCAAATTGTAGTAGTAATTCTTGTTTTTCCTTTAATAATTCTTCCACTGTTGGTTCTCTTACTTTTTCCTTATTATAATTATATGATTCATTCTTATCTGATTCATTATATCTATCCGATTCCTTATATTTATCTGATTCTTTATATTTATCTGATTCTTTATATTTATCTGATTCTTTATATTTATCCGATTCATTATATTTATTTGATTCCTTATATTTATCTGATTCTTTATATATAGCTTCGTCACTATCTAATTCTCTTAATTTTTTTTGTAGTTCCTGATTATTTATATCATTAAATTTATCATTATTATTATTTACTATATCAATTGCTGAATTATCTTCTTCCGGTCTATTTATATCATTTTGTTTTATTGTTTTTTTATTATTTGCTAATAAATCTAAACCTATATCCGCCTGTCCCATATTAAAATCTTCTGATTTGATATCCCCATTATCCGATTCTGACTCCTTTAATATATTAAAATTTACATTATTTCCATTAAAATCTTCGTGTTGATTTATATCTATATTTTTTTCAGAAGCATCAAAGTTTATTGATATTTGATCCATATTTATATAATATTAATAAAAATTAAACTCTATATTTACGCATTTAAAATTAATATAAAATTTAATTATTTAATTATATATAAATGGATAAATTTATTTCGAAAAAAAAATGACGATTTTCAAAATGGATTAAAAATACTTTCCAAAATAAATACTTAATTAATTACTTAAAAAATTAATTACTTAAAAAATTAATTAATTAGTAATTTTTCAATAAATCTAAATACTCCTTTAGCAAAAATATCACGATTTTTTGCCTTATGAGTTATAATAATTTCTTCATCTTCTGTACTTAAATTTATTTCGTGAATTCCAAAAGTATCTCATTCTCTTATACTTTCTATATTATTACAATCATATAAACATACATTTGCTAATGTTTTTGCTGTACCACTGGGGGCATCTTTTTTATGAATATGATGAATTTCTTTTATTTTTACTTTCCAAATATTTAAATCAAATTTTTCCAGTATCTTTTCTATTTCTGGTATTCCATATGAAAAATTTGATATTTTAAGTACAGGATTTTTATAAAAGGACTTAATCAGTAAATCTTTTTGTGTTTCATATTTATTTATTTTTGTTTCTAAATTATTAAAATTACCTGTTGTTCCAATAATTAATGGTAAATTTATTTTATTTTCTAATAATTTATCTAATAAATATGATGTACCATCAACACAAGTTACATCTACTATTACGCAATTTTCTAATTCTTTTAAATTCGATAAATTTCTTTTTAATTTTATAATATTATAATTATACTCTTCTCCAAATTTACAAATTTTACTTCCTAACTTTCCATTATAACCATAGACCATTAAATTTTTTTTATAATTCATTTACTAATATATTATATAATTTTCTTTAAATTATTTATAATAAAAAATCACAAATATACAATTATTTTACATAATTATGCTCGTATTAAATTATAAATTTAAGTACTTAATTGTTTTTCAATTTTAGATAATTTGTGTTTTTTTGTTTTTTCTATTTTATCATCTTCATTTTTTTCTTTACTTTTTAATTTATCCGCTTCTTTTTTTGCTTTTGCTTTTTCCTTTTTAATTTTTTCACCATTTTTAATCATATCATCTATTTCTTCATTTTCCTCTTCATTCAATTCTTCTATTTTCATATATATTTTATCTTCTCCTGTTCCTATAAATTTTTTTAGTTCTAATTTATAAATTTGGTCGTCATCCTCAAATAAAATATTCTTACAACAATCAAGATAAATTTTACAGGGATTATCTAAATCTCTACGCCTGTTATCTAGATAATAAAAATGTAGTGTTAATTTAACTCTTCCTAATATTTTTTGAAAATTATTACCTAAAAGATTTAAAATTTGTTTTTTATAAATACGTCCTTCTTTACTAATTAAAATTCTATTTTGAAATGTTCTGTAAAATGAATTAACTGACATAGGTTTTATTAAAAGTGTTTTTTCAATAATATTTGACATATTTATTACTAATAATATAATAAGAAAATTAAGTTTTATATTAGATTAATATTAATTATATAATATAAATTATAATATCAATTATAATATAAAGTTATATTTAAATATTATATATAATGTCATTACAAATTAAAGAAATAAATAAAGTTAATGAAGTAAAAGAAAAATTATGTGAAAATGATGAAGATAATGATTGTGGAATTTGTGGTTCTCAATTAATAGAAGATATTGTTAAATTAAAATGTAATCATAAATATCACTTTGAGTGTTTATATTTATCTTATAAATTTAGTCATAGTAATAGTTGTCCCTATTGTAGGACACCTTGTAAAATACCTACTTCTAAAAAAGATATTAAACAATCCGAGGGATGTGAAGGAATTTTAAAGTATGGTAAAAGAAAAGGAGAATTATGTAATTGTAATATATTTAAAAATTCTCTAGGATTAAAATTATGTAAAAGACATTTTAATATGGAACAAAAAAAAATCATCAAATAATAATGAAATAATTAATGAAACAATTAATGAAACAATTAATGAAACAAATTGAATAATAATTAATTAAAAGAAATATTATATTATATTATATATAATGGAAAGTGTTTACACTAAATCTGAAATAAGTGAAGTTTCTGATGAACCTTTAACTGAAGGTAGTTTAACTGGATATAAATGGAATTGGAATGATGATTTTAAAAATTATTTTTATGATGATAATATTAGAAGTTTAATTAATTCACATCATATTAATTCATTTAATGATTTTATAGAAAATAAAATTAAAAAAATATTAACAAATTCTATTGAAGGAGAAACAGATGAATCTGGTATTAATTATTTAAGAACAAAAAATACTCCTCTTAACATTAAAATAGAATTTGATCCTAAAACAATAAGATTTGAATGTTTAACATATAAGGATACTGATGATACTGATAATACTAATGATACTAATGATACTATAGAATATGAATTAACACCTAATTTTTGTATAAATAGAAATATTGATTATAAAGGTAAATTAATTGTTGATATTAAAATTAATTGTGATTACGGTACAGATTTTGTAAAAAAAAAGGAATTTTACTTAAAAAATATTAAATTATGTGAATTACCTATCATGGTTTATTCAAATGAATGTTCATTATATAAAAATATTAAAGAGTTTATTAGTTATGAATATAAAAATCAGGAGGTTCTTGATGTGGAGTTAATTAAAAAAAAAAATGAATTAAATGATATTAAAGTATCTTTAAAAGATTTTACAGAATTAGAAGGAAAAAATATACTCAAAAAAAAAGAAATGGAAGTAAATATGGCAAAAAATAAAAAAGAAAAAAATGAAAAATTTAAAAATATTTTAGATATGTGTGAATTTGATGAAGTAAAAATAGAAGAAACAATCGAAGATAATATTAAAGATTTATGTGAAAGAGAACAATATGAAAAAATAGATAGAATTAAAAAATATATATTGTATGAAAATAATGAAAATATTTATGAATATGGTGGTTATTTTATAATAAAAGGTAAAGAAAAGGTATTAGTATCCCAAGACCGTTTATGTAATAATAAATTATATATTAAAAAAGATAGAATCGGGGTTGATAGTAATAATAAAACTGAATATAATTACATTTGTGAAATAAAATCTGTAGAGATTAAAGAACAAGATTTTAAGCCAGCTAAAACAACTTATATTAAAATTAAAAAGAGTAAATTTAGTCCATTTATGAAATATTATAAAACAGATGATAACTATATAAAAGGATTTTGTAGTAAGTATAATGGTGAATATGAAAGAGTAATAAGTTATTTAGAAGAAAATGTTGTAGATTTATTTAATATTACAGAAGAAAAAAATGGTACAAAAACTTATAAATTAAAAGAAATTAAGGAATTATTAATTATAATTGAAACAAATATTAGTAAATATAAAAAGGAATTAGAAATTTCTCCAACTGATGAAGATAAAAATAAAATTTTAGAATCGCTAATAGTTTTACAAGAAAAAATTAATGAAAATAATGAAAATAATGAAAATAATGACAATACTAAAGCTAATGAAGTAATAATTAAAACGGATACATTAAATGATAAAGCATCTAATGAAGAAATAGAGGAATTTTTAGATGGTAAAATACGAGAAAGTGAAGAAGGATTTCATAAGGAAAGTAAGTTAAAAACTGATGAATATTTTAGTATATTTGTTTCATTTAAAGACCTTAAAAATGATATTCCAATTTATGTTATTTTTAGAGCTTTAGGTTATGAAAGTGATAAAGAAATTTTTGAATATATTATTAATAATATTAATTCTAAAATTGACTCTTATAAGTATGAACTGTTTTATAGTATTATTAATAATTGTCGTTACGATGCTGAAAAGTATGGAATTTATACAAAAAAACAAGCATTATTATATATTTATGATAATTTAAAAGATATATATAAAAATGAAAACTTTAAAATTAAAAATAAAATAATAACTGTTTATAGAAAATTAAAATATAATTTTTTACCTCATTGTAATGCTGATTCAAATAATAAAAAGATTTTATTTTTCAGTTATTGTATTGAAAGCTTACTATATGTTTATTTTGGTTATGAAAATATTACAGATAGAGATACTTATAAATTTAAGAGAATAGATTCATCAGGTAAATTACTATCTTCATTATTTAGAGATTTTTATATTAATTTAATTAAACATTTTAGAACAATATTTAGTAAGCTTCAAACTAATGATCATATAGAAAATTTTATTAAGAGAATTTATGATGAACATGATAATGAAACTCAAAAACAAGAAAAAAATAATAATTTTGAACAGTATTTAATACATGAAGACCAAAAAAAGAAAAGTTTAAATGATATTATTACAGAAGGATTTAGAAGAAGTTTTAAAGGTAATTGGGGTGTTAAAAATGTCGTTAAACAATTAACATTAGATAATTTATTTGAACAAATTAGTAGAGACCAATATGCTTTTAATAAAGAGGGTAT